ATGAGTGTCCCGACGAGCGCGATGGTCTTTGAACCGGCACCTATTCCCGAGACTCACCTGGCGCTGCGGCTCGCACGCCTCCAGGCACTCGACGCCGCGGAGCACCTGCGTGTGGCACGCAACGCCCTTGACCAGGTGTCGATCCTCGACCCCGCCCGCTTTGTCGCGGAGGACGTCGCGGATCGGATGCGTACAGCGACAGCGCAGATCACCGACGCCCTCGAGATGCTCGACAACGTGGGGGTGACCTCGCGATGACGATGGTGTCGCACGACCGCGCGCGTGTTGCGAAGGTCCACGGTCAGCAACTCTCGATCGACGATCTCCTCATTGACCATGAGACGGCGTTCATGCGCATCGTCGTCGCGCTCAAGCCTGGCACTGACCTGACCTTCAACTCGATCCGCGAGTCCGTCGACGCGGCCAAGATCCCCGCGAAGCAGCGTGCTGGTCTGATGCGAAGGGCGTGTGCGGACGGACTGCTCGAGCCCGTGATGCTCACGGTGATGGGCCAGGCGATCCACGCGAAGGTCCCGTCGACCGGTGCCACCGCCCACGGCGCTCACGTTGCGGTGTACCGCCGCAGCGGTTACCAGCCGGGGGTGACGGCATGAACATCCGCCTCTATCTGAACGTTGACTGCAACTGCAGGCGAGCGAATCACATGCACGACACCCGCGTGTGTTACGTGATCGATAAGTGCAGGTGCGACTTGTGCAGGCACGCATCGAACATGGCCGCGAGAGTTCACCGCCAGCGCCTGATGTATGCCCAGTTCGACCCCGAGAAGTACGCGGCCTATGTGGACGCATCGTCCGCTGTTACTCACCTGCGGGCCCTGCAAGCTGCCGGGCTTGGATGGAAGTCCGCAGCGAAACGCGCAGGTCTCACACCGTCCGTGATCTACCCATTGCTGTATGGCAAGCCTGACCGTAACGGCGGGAAACCCCGTACCAAGTGCCGCAAGGCCACACGTGCCGCCATCCTCGCAGTACCCGTTCCGGCACCTGAGGAACTACTCGGCGGTCAAACCATCGACCCCACACCGTCACTGAACCGCGTTCGTGCTCTGATGCGCATCGGCTACAGCATGAGCCAGATCGCACGCGAGGCCGACGTCGACCACCAGGTCATCCGGTACCTACGTTCTCGTCCTTCCACGAGCGTCCGCACCCACAAGGCTGTGCGCACAGCGTTCCGACGCCTAGGCATGACCCCCAACGCTCCTACTGAGTGGCGCGCGAAGATCGCCGCAAATAGGTCGATCAGCCGTGCCATAGGGGAGGGCTTTCCCTCGCCCCTGGATCTTGATGAGGACGGCTACTTCGAGGCCATCGCAGACGAAGCCTTTCTACTCGAGGAGGTGTCCTGATGAACTCCGACGAATATGTGAAGCCGCCTCGTTGCTCGAAGTGTGGCGACAAGGTCATGTGGCTGCCTTACGACGGCACGGGCCGGCCGATGTGTTTCGACGAGTGGAACGCTCTGACGACTGATGACCCGGACGCGCGCCGTTACGTGATGTACACCATGCCTGATGGTGAGGACCGGGCCCGTGTTGTGACCGCGGGGGAGCCGTGGGATGAGTTGTGCGAGCACCGCATCAAGCAACATCTGCTGTCCTGCGCTCGCGACTACCGCAACCCGCGTCTTCCGATGCCGATGCGTGAGCAGTTGCGCACTCACACGTTTAGCCCTACCAAGTAGCACCCCACCCTGCACCTAGTTGAAAGGAACTCGTGATGTCTCCCACCACGACAAGTAAGAAGCGCACTCCTGTGAAGGCCGCTGAGCCGTCGATGTCGAAGAACACTGCCGTTGATGCTCTGGCCCCAGCGTCGGCGGTGTTGCGCGAGATCTCCGTCGACCAGATCGACTCGCACCCGTCGAACCCGCGTAGGGAACTCGGTGATCTGTCCGAGTTGGCGGCGTCGATCAGGGAGCAGGGCATCCTTGAGCCCGTCCTCCTGGTGCCCGGCGCCCAGGGCAGTGGCAAGTTCCCTTCCCGGTACACCGTGATCGCGGGTCACCGTCGCACCGCGGCGGCCCGTGAGGCTGGTGTGGCCACAGTCCCAGCGATCATCCGTGAGGGCATGACCGAAGCGGAGCAGCTCGAGGTGATGCTGGTGGAGAACCTGCACCGCTCCGACCTGACCGTCTTTGAAGAGGCCCACGGCATGCGTGGCCTGTTCGACTTCGGCATGAAACGCACCGAGATAGCGAAACGCACCGGCCGCGCGATCAAGACCGTGGGGCAGCGTCTCGCGATCGCGGACCTACCTGCCGGCGTGGAGGCGTCGGTGGCGAATAAGACCATGACCCTCGACGAAGCGATCACCTTGGCCGACATCGCTGGCCGCAACAAGGGAGTGTATGACGACCTGGTCGCGCAGCTTGACGCGGGGGAACTACGTGCGTGGGCGATCAACCGCGCGTTCCAATCCCTCGATCGTCTCGGCGCGGACAAGGAGTGGATGAAGTACGTCGACTCCACGGGTGTGAAGCAGATCGACATCGAGGCTCGCCGCACCGCCACCGACATCAAACCCCTGGGCATCAAGCCTGACGCGCACACGGCATGCCCGGGCGCTGCCGTGTACGTCGCGACGGCGTCCTACTGGACCAAGAAGGAGCAAACGGATTGGGTGTGTACCGACCCCGCAACCCACCACCCCGAGGTATGGGAAAAGCTGCAAGCGAAGCGCACCGCCGCATATGGCGGTGTCTCCGAGGAGGAACGCGAAGCCCGGGCCCAACTCGACGCCGATCTCGAAGCCGCAGTAGCAGCACGCTGGTCCTGGATCTGCCACCTCTTCACCGAGGCCGGCACCGGCCGCGACCAAGCACGCTCGATCATCGTCGCCGCCGCCGTGGACTACGCCACCGACGACCGCTGCTTCAGCCTGGGTGAAGGGTCAACACTGCCCGACGGCATCAACTGGCCCAAAGACCAAGCACTCGCATTGGCGCTCGCGGTGGTGCCAGCCATCGATGAGTGTGTCCCCGCGTCCCAGTGGAGTTACGGCAACATCGTGAGGAGCCAGAACACGCGGGACGTGACTGCACGCGCCGCTGCTTTGAAGTGGTTCAAGGTCCTCGAGGCCGCGGGCTACACCCTGACCGACGTCGAGGTGTCGATGCGTGAAGCCTTCGACCAGGCCGCACCCGTTGACGAGGGTGGTGCTGCAGCATGATGCCCGCCGACTGGACCCTCGACGCAGTGTGTGCACAGGTCGACCCTGAGATCTTCTTCCCCGAGAAGGGTGGGTCGCCGGCCGAAGCCAAGAGGCTGTGTGGCAACTGCCCAGTGCTCACCCAGTGCCAGGAGGCGGCGCTTGCGGTGCCGGGCACGATCGGCGTGTGGGGTGGGACCACCCGGAAGGAGCGCAAGCTCATCGTCCAGGCCCGGATCAAGGCCAGTGAGGCGAAGCGCCGGCAACCGACACGGATGGTGGTTAGCCGCCGGCGAGCTCTAGCCCTTCTGGCGCAGGGTCAGGACCCGATGACGGTCGCATCAATCGTCGGTGTCTCAGACCGCACCATCCACCGCTGGAAGGCAGCAGCATTCTGGCCCGCCATCCGCGTCCTGACCGGAAAGGAAAAATCATGAGCACCACAGACAACCCCGACGACCCTCGACTAACTCACGGAGTGGACGCAAAGCCGACCGCACAGGCAGGCGTATACCTCATTTTGTCAGACGCGGAACGCGAGAAGGGCTTCACCCGTCCGGTAAGGCGAACCTATTCGCACTGGTACATGGCAGATGGATCACCAGTGCCAACGGGTCCGTGGATGTCTCTACCTCATGGCCTGGAGGGGTGCGGGGCCGCGACGACGATGTCGAATGGCATTGCCGAGACCTACGCTCGCGACCCCAAGTTCTACGGCTCGACGTACTGCGTCGGATGTCGCGAACATCTTCCCGTCAGCCAGTTCATTTGGGATGACGGATCGGTGGTCGGGTCATGAGCGAAGAAGTATTTGAGCACCCCGACACCATCGGCAAGGTCGAGCACAACGGCATCGTCTACGAAGTCGACTGGCCCTTCGACCTCGAAGACAACGAGAAGCACGACTCCATCACCGCGGTGCTGTACGTCGACGGCGAGCAGATCGCCGACCTCCCCCTACCGGGCCTGGGCATCCCATTCACCAACGAAGAGCAAGTCATGGAGATCGCTCGCGAGTACATCAAGGAACTCGAATGGTGACCGCCCGTGCCGTCCAGGGACACCAGTCATGACCTACGCCGAGAACACCACGGTCACGTCGGAGAAGTCGCGCATGGAGATTGAGCGGATCCTGACCCGTTATGGTGCTGATGAGTTTGCCTACGCCACGCGCCGTGAGGTCGCGGTCATTCAGTTCACCGCTGAGGGCCGCACTGTGCGCTTCACCGTGCCACTTCCCGATCGTGCCGACCACGCGTTCACCCGCACACCCACGGGCAAGACACGCTCCGCCCCACAACAACAGGCCGCATACGAGCAAGCGGTACGCCAACGTTGGCGTGCGCTCGCGCTCGTCGTGAAGGCGAAGCTTGAGGCTGTCGCATCGGGCATCGTGACGTTCGAGCAGGAGTTCCTACCCCACATTCTCATGCCCACTGGCGGCACCGTGTACGAACAGATCGCACCGAGCATCGCGACCGCTTATGAGACCGGGCAACCCACCGCACTCCTCCAGATCGGCGGCGTGTGATGCCCCAGCGCATTCAGATGAGCCGCCAGAAGCCATGGCGCGCAGACAACCCCGACGCAGTGATCGTGGCCCGCCCGAGTAATGGGGCAATCCGGTATGGCCAGACGGCGGCCACGTCGTTGGCCAGCGATCGGGAAACGTCCTCAACAACTGGGGTCTCGGTGTATATCGATTTAACGAGGCGATCTACTCCTCCCACTCGACGCCTGCCATGGCGCTCGCGGAGTCCGTTGCGACTTTCCGTCGACTGTGCGAAGCCATGAGTCAGCACAGCCAACGCCGCTTCGCCGCTTACCTTGCGCCTCTTGCCGGCCATGACCTTGCGTGCTGGTGCCCCCTCGATCAGCCGTGCCACGCAGACGTGCTCCTCGAGCTCGCGAACGGTGGTGCGTGATGGATGCCAAGTTCATTCTGGAGGCGATCCGGGCAAAGTACCCGACCGCCGCCGTCGTCCCCGAGATAACCATTGACGATTTCGACCTCCCAGACTCCGAGGCTGTTGGCGAGCACATCCACGGACCAGGCACCCCTCGACCGGAGGGACACAAGTACGCGCGCCGCATCGACGCCCTGATGTTCGAGTCACTGGTGAGGACTGCCGTCGAGATCAAGATCACACGGCCAGACTTCATGCGCGACACCTACTGGAAGCGCCGCATGTGGCAGAGAGTGACACACCGGTTCATCTATGCCGTGCCTCACGACCTCGACGTCATGAGCCCCCACGGGTGCGGTCTGTGGAAGGTGCACGAGGACGGGAAGATCGACGTCGTCAAGAGTGCGATCGTCAGCAAGACACCCGACGCCTTGCCACAGACAGTGGTGCAGCGCCTCGCATACCGCGCCGCACTCACCAACGGACCCGTCTCATGACCGCCCGTGACGCCCGTGCGTGGGCCATCATCGCGCTCACCTTTATTCCAGTGTTGGCGATCGCCAACGATTACGCCACGACCGGTACCGGCTACCCCGCTCTCGCCGTGGCCACCATCGTCACGTTCACGTTGATCATGGTTTGGGCTCGACGCCGCCACCTAGAGGAGACCCGCGCATATCGCGCTCGCAGGACCGTCCGCGTCCTGGATGAGATCTCATGAGTGATTGCGGGTGGAAGACGCCGAGCGGATCGACCAACGGAATCGTGGTGTGGTCCATTAGCGCCAAGTTCGAGCACTGCCCGCGGTGTTGCGGACCTCTCACGTGGGACGGATGGCGCGGAGTATGCGCAACAGGGCACTTCCTGATTGTCGACGGGTGGGAACGATGACTCGCCCAGACCACATCCAGCCCGTCATTAAGGCACAGAGGGCCCGACACGGTCACATTGAGGAGACCCGGTCATGAAGCACGCACGCCACCGCCACACGCTCGTCACCGCGTTTATCGCCCTCGCCCTCGCGGGCTTCCTGGTCGGCATCGTTGCCGCGGCCACGATCACGGGTCTGATGATCGACGCGCAGACACATGAGCCACGACCATGACGTGGCAAGCGTGGCTGTTCCTCGGCCTCCTCGTGTTCTTCTGCGTCCCGTGGCCGCTGATGTACCGCGCGCACGTCATCCGTGTTGCCCAGCGTGTCAGTGTTGCTGACCCTGTCGTCGTGACCACAGCTCCGGCCCCGCCTGATGACCTTGTGTCATTCACAGCATCGAACGGGTGGACTGCACTGATTGTCGACCCACCCCAGGGACGCCCTTACATCCTGCTCCGTAACCCCGCCCGCACCTACCGGGTCACGTCCCCTCTACCGAGGCCCACAGACGAACCCAACCTTCGTGCCGGCCTCGTCGCTACAGCCGAGTTCATCGACGCACTCACCCCGAACGCTCACCCCGAGAGGAAGCAATGAGCAAGCACACCGATCACACCTACGAGGACTACATCCTCGACGGCAGATCCATGGCCCGCACCCTCGCCCTGAGCTTCGGCTTGGTCGCGCTCGCGATGATCGTCATCGGCACTGTCCGCGACTCGACCGTGCTCGTCGTCATGGCACTCCTGTACTTCGGTGTGGGTGTGCCCCTCATCCTCGGCTGGCAGCAACTCCTGCCGTGGTTACGTCGACGTACCCGAGAGCACTGGAAGCGCCCCAGCAAGCAGTTGCTCGCCATGATCGACCACCACGCCACAGCGCATGCCCCCAGCACCGCCTGGCAGGACCTCGCGAACACGCTGGCCCGGGAGATGCTCGAGGACCACGGCCCGCTCGGTGCCCGCTACGCTACCTACACTCTCGCCGCGTTCCGTGACGCCCACGAAGCGTGGGTTGCCGACGTCACCCACCGGCACGATGCCGCACGTGCCGTCGCTGCCACCATGAGGATCGCCCTGCTGCCCCTCCACCCTCGTTGGTCACAGGCCATCCTCGACGGCACCAAGACCGTGGAACTACGACGCCGCCCCCTCCGCCCAGACACCACACACATCGCGATCTACGAGACCGCCCCCACCCAACGCATCGTCGCGATCGCAAGCATCAAGCACCAGGAACACCTAGGCGCCTGGAAGCACCGCACCATGGTCCTCCTAGCCGGCGGCCACGCAGCGCTCGCCTACATCGATGGCGCACCGGCCCCTGTCGCACTCTGGCTAGACGAGGTGTCCACCTGCAATGTGCGCCTCGCCGAGATTGGCGTCAGCCGCGCCCCTCAGTCCGTCCAATACCTAGACACCCACCACGCAGCACTGCTGCTGTTCGACGTCGACGCACTCCTCGAGACCGACGAACAGGTAGCAGCATGAGACGCCCACCCAACACCGCGCTCGCGACCACCACCTGCCGTGGCTGCGGTGCAACCATCGCGAAGTCACTCGCCAGCGAGCCATGCCCTAAGGTGCGCGAGACCGCAAAGAACACCGATGCACTCGTGGAGACGTTCAGTCGGTCTTTCTCGCGCGCCGTCGACCAGTGGATCAACGATCACGGACTCGAGGTGGAGTCACGATGACCACCATCTACCTGTCGGGACCCATGACGGGCCTGCCCGACAACAACTACCCCGCCTTCAACACCGCCGCCGAGCAGCTGCGCGACCGCGGCTTCGAGGTCGTCAACCCCGCTGAAGCCCCCACCTGCGACACCTGGCTCGACTACATGCGCCTCGACCTCGTCGAACTCATCCAACACGCCGACGCACTGGTGTACCTCGAAGGATGGCAAGACTCGAAGGGCGCAGGCATTGAGATCTACGTCGCCCACGCACTCGGGATCCACTGCACATCACTCACCACCGCGCTCGCGGCCGCGTTTCAGCCGTGGCAGGTGACCTACCTCAGGAAGTCGGGCCTCTCAGCGAAAGGTATCGATCTCGCCATTGCGGTATTCTCCGCCGACGCGGCGCGCGCCATGGCCAAGACCACAGACATCCCCGTGCTCAACATTCCCATGCGTGACGACCGAAAGGACCGATCATGAGCGCCACCGTCCACGCCTGCCCACTCTCCGGGAATATCACCGCATCATGTTGTGGGCTCACTCCGTTTGAGTTGCCACGTGGCGACGCCATGAGCGCCCACCCCGAACTCGTGACATGCACCGCATGGGTCCGCGACGGGGACGTGGACGTCCCGAAGCACATGGTCAACGGCGACAAATTGGCCGGGGTCGAAGAGGCGTGGAACATCTTCATCGAGGTGATCCGCGTCGTGCGCGACCATCGCGGCCCAACACATCCCAGTTGACGAACAAGCCATCGAGAAGGGCAACCAATGACCAACCGAGAAAAGCCGCCGGCCGTGCCGCCCGCCGCGGGGCGTCTCCGCATCGAGCCTCGTCGCGTTGGCTGGTTGGTGAGCGCGACCGTCGGCCTGCGCGGCCATAGCAAGAGCGTGTTGGGGAGTCAGGCCCGAGCCGAGCGGATCGGCCGCAAGATGGTGAACTCCTTGCTCGAGGAGCAGCGACGTCGCCGTGCAGCCATCGAGATCGACCTAGTGGAGAAGCCATGACCCGCATGTGTCCCGACTGCCGGGCCGGCAAGCACCCCAACTGTGCCGGGTTCGCGTTCGACGAGAACGACCAGCAAGTGCCTTGCCCCTGCCGCCGTTGCCACCCGCCGGCGCCCATCAAGTGCACCAGCTGCGGTGGTCTCGTCAACCCCTACACGGCCGAGTGCGCCGGTTGCTCCGACTAGACAGAACAGGAATCGACTGTGAGCTTTGTCCGTGTCGGCGATACCTTCGCCTACGACCCCCGCACGCTGTACCCGCTCGAGCTCGACGACGGCGACATCCGCCATGTCAACGAGGTCGCGGGCTTCTCCGTGCGCCTGGCTGGCGAGTCGGGGGGTAAGGAGCACGACGACACCGACCGCCGTGTCACGCGGTCGATGGTGCTGCAGATGGCCGGGTCCAAGCAATATGCCGAGTGGCTGATGGAGCGCCTGGTCGCGGCCAGGGTGTGGATCCCTGACGGCACTGGCTACTGCCTCGCCAATGACGAGAACTACATCCACTTGCTGACCCAGGACGAAATCGACCGCAACCGGATCCGCAAGCGTGACGCGAAGAACCCGCGCCTCACGATCATGGCGTTGCTCCGCGACGGCGACAACTGCCGGTCGTGTGGGCGCGCTGTGAACTGGGCCGACCGCAAGAGCCCCGCCGGCGCGACGTGGGAGCACGTCGACATCGGCCACCAGCCCACCCGACAGCAGGAGTACGTCGTGTACTGCTTCGGCTGCCAGAACGACCCCATGGCTGAAGCGACCGAAGCGCCGCGCGCCCCCCAGTACGGCACCAAGACCAAGGCTCACGTCAAGAAGGCTCTTGGCAAGTGGCCCACCAAGAACGAGATCGCCGAATACATCAACGGTCAGCGGACCTTGCCGGGTACCGCGACCAGCCGCCAGCGGACCGAGACGGAGGACGCGCCCTCACAGGGACTGCGGACCGCCTCGGAGCACGCGACGACTGGCCAGCGACCCGGCAAGGAGAACGCGACCCCACCACCGCCAGACCCCCCTCCTAGGGGCTCTGACGGCGTATCTGGCGCCGATCAAATGATTCGGGGTCTCCCCGATCTGGCGCCCCCGGGTCGGGACGGGACGGGTAGTGCCTTACCTGGTCTTGCCGGTACGGGTCTGGCTGGGCCTGTGCCTGGACGTCCGCCACGCTCTAGGTCTCGCCGTGGCAAGCCCAAGCCACCCACCGATGCTGGAGGAGGGTCATGATGCCTAAGCCCGCTACGCCTCAGCACCCTGAGGTTGTTGAGCTTGACGAGTACGACCGTCTGCGGAAGGTGTCGCAGATCCGGCATCGGCTCTCTCAGTTTGTGAACGCGTTCGAGACGACAGAGCCGTGGTGGAGGTTCGATGCTGCGGTTGACCGGTGGGAGGATGCTCCCCGTGGTTGGCACACGGTCCAGATGCCGCCGTTACTCGAGCAGGTCCGCCTCGCCTCAGAGGGCACGAACGGTGCATCGGACTCGACGGGTGGCTATGAGTCGCGGCCAGCGGCTGCCTTGGATGCGATCGACGTGGAGATCCGTATCGAGGTGCAGTGTGCGACGTTCCTCCGGGGAACGGGCAAGGCGCAGCACGGTGGGCTCGAGGCGAACCTGCGTCTGATGTCGGCGCGTATGCCGACGCTGACGGACAAGGACATCGCTGAGGCGCAGAAGCTGGTGCGCACCTGGTGGGTGGCAGCGAAGATCGTGGCTGGCCTGGAGGAGCGACCCCAGACCCCGCACATCCATTGCCCACTGTGCGACCACGTCGACACTATCCGTGTGCGCCTCGATGCGACGAGTGTGACGGGCATCGCGTGGTGCAAGGACTGTGGTGAGGCGTGGGACGAAGAGAACATTGGACTACTCATCGCGGAGATCGAGCGGCGTCGAGAGATTGAGGAGAGTGAAGACGATGACAACGATGGATGAGTCGGGACTGGTCGAGCTAGTGCCCGAGGAGGGCCCGTTCCCTGAGGACGCCCGCACTGAGCGGATCTCGATGCGTGCCAATCTCTGCGTGTGTGGGCTCCGGGTCTGGTCAAGCGACATCGCACAGCATGTGGCGTGGCACGCGGCGATGGGCCACACCACCCCGACCGAGGTCGACACGCCGACACCCGACCCGCTAGACGAAGGCAGCAGTTCAGGCGTATCATCGTGACTGCTGGGTGAGGTGTCTCTAGACACTATCCCCGCGAAGGCCCGACCATTTGGTGTTCGGGCCTTTCGCATGTCCGGACTCGTGCAGGGTTCCGGCCGTGTGTGGCTGGCCGTGCGGGTCGGGAGACGTCCGCGCCGGGAATGCGCTCGCATTCCGACCACTGCAGGTGGGGTGTCCAGCGGCCAGGACCCACCACCTGCATGCCCGGGGGTGCCCATGTCCCGCTCGTTCAGTCAGCGCGCTAGGGACTCGGGAGAGTACCGGCGCAACAAGAAGCTGCTACTAGCTGATGAGCCACGTGAGTGTGCCCTGTGCCACGGTGCACGGGGACCCATGCTCTACCGAGACGACATCGGTGGCGACCGTTGGTACTTGCATCGACTGGCTGCGACGGCCGACCACATCGTGCCCGTCAACGAGGGTGGTGGTCACCATCTGAGCAACCTGCGACCGGCACATAGGTCGTGCAACTCGAAGCGCAATAGATCCCTCCGCAAAGCCGAGACACCACGTCGCTTCAGAGACTTCGGCAGCAGCACACGGGGCACCTACAGCGCCCCGGGCAAGCCAGCGCCCCGGAGTTTTTAGGAACGGCCCAGCGGAGCGACCGCCCAACTGTCTCATTTTTCTGCCCAAGTGAAAACCCCTGGTAATCGATCACATGAGTAATCGGAGGTGGCGAGATGGCGGCCTCCTCGACCCCGGCTCACGATGATGACGAAGTCCGTCCTCACATCGTCGCGAAGCACGTGGTGTTCGGTCTCGACCCGGGCATGGCGGCCTACCGCCGTGGCTGCAAGTGCACCCAGTGCAAGGCCATTAACTCGAAGCGCATGCGCGCGTGGCGTGAGAAGCGTGCCGAGCAAGAGCACCCCGAGCGCTACGTCGAAGACCCGGCTCCGCCGGCACCTGAGGCCCCGACTTTCATCCGTATTGACAAGCTGCCGCAGGGCACCGTCACCGCGGCGTTGCTGCAGGAGCTGCCGGCGGTCGACGGTGCGTCACCCTTCCAGGAGACCATCAAGGCGATGATGCTCAAGGCAGCGCTCGTCATCGACAACGCCGACGTGATGGAACGTCTCGACCTCCTGAACTCGATGCAGATCCGTGTGAGGGATGGCATCCACATGCTGAACCCTGCGTCGAAGCCCGCCAGTGGTGCGGACCTCGGCGCTGAACTTGACGCTCTCGGCGCTCCCTAATGTCCGTGCCGGATATGCCGGCGCCGCGGTTCGGCACCGAGCGGAACCCCCAGCGGGAGACGCTTGGGCCGAAGGTGGCGCAAGTTGCCAAGAGGCTCGGCTGGGATCTCATGCCGTGGCAGCAATACGTGCTCGACGTGGGATGCGAGATCGACCCAGCCACCGGCCTGTTCTGGTACTCGGAGTGCCGAGTCCTAGCGCCCCGCCAGTCTGGCAAGACCTCACTCGTCGTGCCAAAGGGTGTGCACCGGGCACTCACTACCCGCGGCGGCCAGGTGATCTACACCGCGCAGAACCGCACCAAGTCACTCAAGCGCCTCGAGAAGAACTTCTATCTCCGCCTCCTTGAGCACTGGGCTCCGGTGCTCAAGCCCAAGCACAGTCGCAGCAAGCCCGGGTGGAACGGTCGCACCGGCTCCGAGTCGATCGACTTCATCACAGGCGCATCGATCTTCATCGACGCAGCCAACGAGAACTCGGCGCAGGGTGACACGAACGACGAGTGGATTGGCGACGAGCTCTACGCCCACAAGGACGGCACGATCGCCAACAACGTCCGACCGACACTGACCGCCGTTCCCGGCTCGCAGGCATGGCAGATATCGGCCGCCGGCAAGATGGGCCACTCCACGTACTGGTGGGGACTGGTCGAGGATGGCCGCGCGGTGGCCGAGGCGCGAGACCCGCGCTCGCGGATCATGTACGTCGAGTGGTCAGACGACCCGGCAGCAGACCGGGACGACCGCGCCAGGTGGCCGCTGTACCTGCCGTCCTACGGCATCACGATCTTCGAGCACACCATCGAAGCGCAGCTGCAGATGTTCCGCACGGAGATCGACCAGTACGACCGGGCGTTCCGTGGCATCTGGTCTGGCGTCAAGGCGCCCGACCCAGTGATCCCGAAGGTGGCATGGAATGACTGCGCCTGGCGGGCTGAGGTCGATCCGATCGACTTCGAAGCCCCGCCCATGTGGACGGTGGACATGTCCCCGGACCACGAGTGGACCTCGATCGCCGTGGCCGGCAAGCCAGCCGAACCTGGTCGACGCGTCACAGTGCGGCTCGTCGACCACGAGGTCGGCAACAGCTGGACCGTGAACCGCATGCTCGATCTGTCTGAACGCTTCGGTGGGGACAAGATCGCGATCGCCGCCGGCTCTGCCGCGATGTCTCTCAAGCGAGACCTCGAGGACGAGGACTTCGAGGTGCTCGTCATTCCCAAGCAGGAGGTCGCTGCAGCGTGCGGCGAGTTCTTCGACGACGCCGTAAACCGCCGCATGTGGCACGGCAACGACGACGACTTGAACACCTCACTCGCGGGCGCTGCGAAGCGCACCTGGGGTGACCACTGGGTGTGGTGGCGTGGCCGCTCGATGGGGGATGTTTCGCCCGCCTACGCCGTGACCCTTGCCCGCTACGCCTACCTGACCCATGCCGAGCCCGAGGGCGACGCATCCGAAAGTGTGATGTGAGGAGATTCCCGATGCGCCGCTTCCTGTACACCTTCGCTGACACGCCGCTTGCGCTGCTGTCGGCGACGGCCATCACGGTCGGGGCGGCTCAGATCGCTACGCCGGCCGGTTGGATCATGGGTGGCATCGGTGGCCTGTACGTGTCCTGGCGCGCATCCAACACCCGACCGGGAGCACGTGACCAATGAGCTTCTTCTGGGGTCGTCAGCAGCGCGTGTCGCTCACCGACGCAGGCGCGGACCGGCGCAGTCCAAGTGGCGGCGGCAAGACCGTGTCGTCTGGCCGAGCGATGCACGTGTCCATGGTGTGGGCCGCAGTACGGTTGCGCGCGGATCTCGAATCATCGTTCCCCATCGACGTGTTCAAGCGCACCAATGGGTCGACCTTGCTCCGTCCGGTGGCTACTCCGTCCGTGCTGATCGACCCGTCTGAGTGGGCTGAGGGTCACCCGATGTCGATAGGCGAGTGGCTGTACGCGACCCGCACAGACCTCGACCGGTACGGCAACACCTTCGGGATCATCACCGCCCGTGACGGCGGTGGCCTGCCCAAGCAGATCCGCCCGGTGTCCGCAGAGGACGTGTCGATCGTCGGCAAGGGCATGAAGATCATCGAGTATCGGGTGAAGAACAAGACCTACCAGCCGGCCGACATCTGGCACGAGCGCCAGTACGTGACACCGGGATCCCCGCTAGGCCTCTCGCCGATCGCCCACGCCGCGCAGACTTTGGCCGGGCATCTCGCTGCGATGGACTTCGCGCTTGCCTGGTTCGACCGTGGGGCGTCTCCGTCTGTCATCTTGAAGAACACGGCCAAGACCTTCGACGCGACAGAGGCGTCGCGCACCAAGCGTCGCATCGCCGCATCGCTGCAGGACGGCATGCCGATGGTCGTCGACAAGAACTGGGACGTGGAGATCGCCGCGGCACGGGCGAAGGACGCAGCGTTCCTCGACCTCATGGGCGCCGGGTCGGTGGACATCGCCCGGTTCTTCGGTGTGCCGGCGGACCTGATCGACGCCGCAGTATCTGGCCAGTCAGTCACTTACGCGAACATCAGCCAGCGCAACCTGCAGTTCCTGATCATGAACCTCGGCCCCGCGGTCAAGCGCCGCGAGACGGCGCTGTCACGGCTCGTCACAGGTGGCGCGTTTGTGAAACTCAACTCGGATGCCTTGCTGCGCATGGACCCCAAGGAGCGTCGCCTGCTGATGCTGGCCGAGGTGGGTGCCGGCGTCCGAACCGTCGACGAGTACCGCGCCACGGAGAACCAACCACCGCTCGAGGTGGACGACGACGCAGCGTCGACCTCCGAGAAGGCTCAGGCGATCGCGCGTCTGCTGCAGATGGGATACCTGGCCGTCGGTAAGGGCATCACCTCCGACGAACTCCGCACGCTCGCGAATCAACTTGGGGCAGACCTGACGATCCCTGGCCCTGACTTCACCCCCGAACCCCCGGCCGCCCCCGGAATCGAAGGAGCATCATGATCACCAAGCTGCAGCAGCGTCACGTCGACGCCGCGGCCAAGCGCTCCTGCGAGGTGCGTGCGCTCGCTGACCGCCCCTCTCGCCGCCGGTGCGCCGAGAGCCCCATCTCGACCGCGCGGGTATCCGCGCGCATCACGCAGATGCGCGTCAGCGACGTCAGCGAGGACGGCACCGTCGAGTTCGATGGCTACGCCTCGATCACCGGCGAGGCCTACGAGATGTGGGACTGGTACGGCCCTTACGACGAGATCGTGGACGCCGGCGCGTTTGCCGTCACGCTCGCCCAGGTCGACCTCGATGTGCCGTTCGTCATCGGACACGACCAGATCCGTCGCATCGCCCGCACCCTCACCGCGGACCTGACCCTCACCGAGGACGGCAACGGCCTCCACGTGAAGGCCACCTTGCGCATGTCCGACCCCGACGTCGCGTACATCGTGCCCAAGCTGCGCGCCGGCCACATCGACGAGATGTCGTTCGCGTTCCGTATCGTCCGCGGCCAGTGGTCCCCCGACTACACGCAGTACAACATCCAGCAGGTAGACCTCCACCGTGGCGACGTCGCGATCGTCGGCTACGGCGCAAACCCGTTCACCGCAGGGTCCGGTCTCGCCAGCGACGACGCTGACGCCGCGACCGACGACGAGCGCTCAGCGCTCGCGACCCCCACCAAGAAGCGTGGTGTCGACCTCATCTCTGAGGACGACATCGCTCCGCGCCGAGCATTGGCGCACTGACCGCACATCCGCGCCGCCGCGCAATCGCCTGGCGTCCTGGCTGTCTGGCATCGAATCACTCCACCCCCCGATCCGAAAGGACAACATCATGGATCCCAAGAAGATCCTCGCGCAGACGCTGCGAAGCATCTCCGCGAAGTACACGGAGCGTTCCGAGGTCGTCGACCAGCTCAAGCAGCTGCGCGGCCAGGAAAGCCCCAACCAGGACGAGATCGCCGGCAAGCTCGACCTTCGCGAAGCAATCGACAATGAGCTCACCGCGATGGAACAGCGCGCGGCAGACCTCAGGGTTGAAATCGCCGACGATGAGGCCGCGGAGGCACGTGCCGCCGAGACCCGCACTGGAGCCGACCTCCCCGATGACGCGAACGAGACCCGTGAGGTCACGCGCGTCACCGGAGACGAAGCGGTCTACCGCAAGGACCAGGACCCCAAGGGCAAGGCGTTCATGCGGGACGTCGCGCAGGCGTTCCTCGGGAACACCGAGGCGCGCTCGCGACTCGAGAAGTCGACCCGCCAGGTCCTTGACGCGCGCAAGGAGGCCGGCACCCCGGTCTCCGAGCGCATCGCTAGCACGGCCAACGTGTCGGGCTTCGCGATCCCTGAGTACCTCACCGACCTGTTCGCCCCCGAGGCGAAGGAAGGTGCACAGCTCGCGAACTCCGACAACATGACGGTGCACGATCTCCCCGCGACGGGCATGACGGCCCTGATACCGAAGATCACGACGGGCACCTCCGTCGACGAGCAGGCCGCGCAGGGTGACGACGTCGACGAGACGGACCTCGACGACGAGCTCATCACTGTGCCGATCTACACGGTCGCGGGTTCGCAGTCGATTCCTCGCCAGGTTCTCGACCGGGCACCTGACGCTGTCGACGCCATGCTCGAGGACCTCGTCCGCGAGTACTACACCGACAAGGACCGCAAGGCCATCAACCGTGCGTCGACCGGCCTCCTGGCCGCCGGCACCGCGGTGACCTACACCGACGCCGACCCGACCGCCATCGAGCTCTACGCGAAGATCCTGCAGGGGATCTCCGGTGTGGAGGAGGCACTCAAGGACCAGACCGTCGACGGCGACATCCGTGTGCTGATGCGCCGCAACCGGTGGCGCTGGCTCATGAACCAGTTCATCGACACGCACCCGTTCATCTCGGGTCGCAATGTCGGTGCGCAGGGTCAGGGCATCATCACCGGCGGACTCAAGGGCGTGCGCGGCTACCTGCCGTCGGACGACCCGGTCATCACCGACGGCAACCTGCCGTCGAACCTGGGCACCGGCACCAACGAGGACCGCGTCGCGGTGTACTCGAAGAAGGAGGCCCACCTCTGGGAGGACCCCTCGGCGCCGATGATGATCCGCGCGGAGCAGACCCAGGCCAAGAAGCTGCGCATCGACTTCGTGGTCTACGGCTACCAGGCCACCTGCTTCACCCGCTACCCGGGCGCCGTGCAGGTCATCGGCGGCACCGGCCTCGTTCCCCCGACCTTCTAGTCGGGAACCGGGTGGGGTCCGCGTAACCCGCGGGCCCCACCCACCAGGCACCACTCTCACCCACCCCACTTTCACGGAGGTACCACCATGGCTCGCACTGCGAACCGTCAGGCCGCCGCTGCTGAGCGCAAGGCAGCCGATGGCAAGAAGACCCAGGAGCAGAAGATCCTCGAAGCGCTCCAGACCGAGCGCGCCGGCTACGTTCAGCGCGGCCCCAAGTACGCGGGCCGTGTCAAGCAGGTCGACGCCCAGATCAAGGCATACGGCGGCGACGTCGCAGGAGTACGCGCAGCCGAGAAGGCTGCTGCTGACGCCAAGGCAGCCGAAGAGAAGGCAGCAGCTGACAAGGCCGCCGCCGACTCGAAGGGCAAGTAGGTAGCCCATGAGCATCGTGCAGCTCGTCGGCGCGCCGACCACCCTCACCTGGGTGTCATCGACCGCCGGCGAGTCTGCCACGCTCGCAGTCACCAAGCCGGACGGCACCGCGCTCGCGGCCCCGTCGGTCACCGACGAGGGCACGTCCCACAAGGTGACCGTCACACCGGACCTGCCGGGCAGGTACGTGCTGCTGTGGTCGACGCCAACTGAGAAGTACGCCGACGTGGTCGACGTGTGGCCCACTGACCCGCATTACTTGGTGTCACGCGGTGATGCGCTCGAGCGTCTCAGTGAGTCGCAGACCACCGGGTCCGCTCGCTTCGCTGCTCTGAGCCTCTACATCGCATCAGCAACGGCGGTGGTCGAGTACATTACCGGCCCGCTGATCAAGTCCGAGAAGACGTGGACCGAGGTGCTGATGTACCCGACGCGCGCAATGGTTCTGCCCCACACGGACATCGCCGTCACGTCTGTCACGGTCGACGGCAATGAACTCGGTGAAGACGACTACATGGTCGACGAAGACGCCGGTATCGTCCACTCCCGCACCCACATGTTCTACGACAAGGTGTCGATCGGCTTCACCGCCGGCGACCAACAGATTCCCCCTCAGGCCCGCCAAGCGTGCCTAGAGATCATCGCCCATATGTGGATGGCCACGCGCCAGGATGGCCGCCCTGAGCCAGCGGGTGAAGACACGGTCATGACTCCGATGGGCTTCGCGATCCCGCGCCGCGCCCAGGAGCTGCTGCAGTCACTGCCTCGCGCAGCAGGTACAGCATGAGCACGCTAGTCACCCTGGCTGGTGACTTCCGCAAGGCGGTGCAGGCCACGACGGTGGACGTCCTTGCCAACGATGACACGACTGTCGCGTGGAGCCGCGTCGGCCGCAAGTACACGGACGACATGGTGATCATCGGCCCCGTGCGAACTGAGCAGGAGCACGCCGCGTCGAACCGCGGCCGCGAGGTCACGCTGCTGGTCGACGTCGAGTTCCACTCCTTCCGCCGTGGCGATGGTGACACGGCAGACCAGGCCGCGTTTGAGCGTATGTGTGAGATGGCCGGCACGTTGAGCGAGCACCTCCGCACAGCTGCTGAGCCTGACAACACCACCCTTGGATCGGTCGTGCGCGACTGCTTCGAGATCACATTCGATTCCGACTCCGCAGAGTTCCAGGCCGAAGGCGGCAAGGGGCGCATGTGGGTCGGGATCGTCGTCTATGAAGCCCACGCGCGACTGCGCGGATAAGTGAAGGAGAAGCCATGACCGACCCCACCCCCAACCCCGACGCACCGGCACTGGTGCGGATCCGCAATGTGTCACCCCGGGCAGCGCTCGAGGTACCGCTGTTGCGTGGCCGCATCGTCAAGCGCGGGGAGATCATCGAGGTCTCGCCGGAGCACGCCACCCGGCTCATACGTCAGGCGATCTGGCTGCGCGTCGAAGAGCCTGCTCGCGGCTCGAAGAACGTTAACAAGCCCGAACTGCTAGCCCACGCTGCGTCGCTTGGCATCGACGTGCCCGAAGACGCCACCAAGGCCGCCATCGCGACGCTCATCAATGAGTACATGGACGAGCACACCACCACGCCGGCCGCCGGCAACGAAGGGGAGTAACCATGACCACGCAACTCGACTGCTCAATCGGGATCAAGGAAGAGTCTGAGTACGGCACGGCTGTCGTCCCTGACCAGTTCCTCGAGTTCGTCTCCGAGGCGCTCGACGACAACCGCACGTTTGTGCAAGGTGAGGGCATGCGAGTTGGCTCTCGCGTGGCCCGTGCCGATCGCCGTGAGTTCTCGCAGGTCGCACCGGGTGGCTCGATCGAGCTCGAGGCGTCGACGTCGGGACTCGGGATCCTCCTCGAGGCAGCCCTCGGCACCGTCACCAACACTGAGGTCCCCACTGCCGCCGGTGTGTTCCAGCAAGTCCACACCCCGAACGACTCGGACTTCGCGAAGTCCTACACCATCCAGAAGGGCATCCCCCCGCTGGGAGGCGGTGCGATCCTGGCGCACACCTTCGTGGGCGCCATGTGTGAGTCGATCGAGTTCGCGGCCGCCGCCGGCGAGATCGTGAAGGTCACCACCGAGTGGCTCGCGAAGAACCTCAACACCACCGACGAGTACGCAGCCCCGTCTTACGCTGCGGGCTCCAAGCTGTTCACCTTCGTGCACGGCTCAATCCACCTGGACGACTCGGCGCTCACAGTGCCCACCGCCACCGCGCTCGCGTCCTCTGCCGGGGACACCCTCGCGAACATCTCGGACTTCTCCGTGAAGTGGGCCAACTCCCTCGACACGGGCGGTTTCAACCTTGGTGGGGCTGGCACGCGTACCCGCAAGAACGCTCTCGGCATGGGATCGGTCGAGGGGCAGGTCACCGCCGAGTTCGACTCAACCGCTCTGCGTGACGCCTACATCAACAACTCGACGCTATCGCTGGTGCTGAACTTCTCCCGCGGTGAAGAGATCGCCGCAGGCGTCACAGCGATGCTGCAGATCGTGGTGCCGGCAGTGAAGCTGAACGGTGAGTTGCCGAAGTCCAACGGTGGTGAAGTCATCACCCAGTCGATCCCGTTCGTGGGACTCGACGACCTCACCAACGCACCCATCTATGTGGTGTACCGCACGCAAGACTCTGACATCTAGGCACCGCCGTGGCCAAGGAACAGCCGTTCGATATCCGGACGAATCTGCCAGCAGTTCTCGACGACCTCAAGGCGGTTGACAAGGCACTGGTGACAGGACTCAGGAAGTCGATGAAGAAAGCCGGCGACGCGATCGTCGACCGGCAGCGAGAGATCCTCGCGACGGAGAACCCGGGCACGCTCACCAAGCGCGAGTACACGAAGGCGCAACCTACGCGCCGTGGTGGGTATCGCCGGGGAGCGCTCGCCAAGGCGCTCGCCGGTGCCCGTCTCGCACGTGTCGAGGGAGCGGAGTCCACCGGGCGGTCGAAGAACCAGACCCGCCAGGCGATCGCGGACGGGCTCAAGATGAAGGTGCCAACGGGGAACTCCAAGCGCCTCAACCTGAAGGTCGCCACAACGTCGGGATCCCCATCGAAGGCCTTCAATCAAAAGATCATCAAGCACCGTGTGTTCGGCACAGATGTGTGGGCCTCACAGAAGGGGCTCGAGTACTTCTCCCGTGGCGTCGCCATCGGCGGCGTCGAAGCCCGCGACCGACTTGAGCAAGTCATTAAGGACGCCCAGCAGGTCGTCCGTACCAATCCACCCATCAGCTAGGAGGGAGCCGCCATGCGGTTCAAATTCACAGGTCCCGAAGGGGCTGTCTTCGCCGGCCAGGAGTATCCAGGCATAGGTCTCGACGACGCCGAGCTCGAGCACGTGGCGGCGCTGCAGCGCGGTACCGGTAAGACGATGAAAGAGATCATGAAGGAAGCCACCGCTGTCGAGGTGTTCGGTCTGCAATGCGGACTGTTCCTCACGCTGCACTCCAACAACCACCCAGTCAGCTTTGACGTGGTCAAGCGCATGCGGTTCTCGGACTTCGACGTGATCGAGGAGCCCGGAGACAACCTGGACGAGGCAAACCCCGATAGCGACGGTGAGCCCACGGAGGACGACGAAGACCCTACGACACCGTCGACGGCTTCGGATCCGGCCGACGACGGCGCTCAGCTTCCAGCAGGGAACTGAACCGAGCCGAGGCGATATCGAACGAGCCGCTCATTGAACGGTCCGTCCGCAAACGTCTTGTCACGATCCTGCAGTACTTCCCCGGCTATACCGCCTCCGATGTGTGGCGGATGAAGTGGGCCGACTGGGTGATCCTTGCCAGCGCCAATGACCGGTTTATCGAGAAGCAAGAGAAAGACCGCGCCGAGAATCGGCGCCAGAACCGGAGGAGGTGAACTGTGGCTGGATCAAACATCACGTTCAACCTCGTCGCGAACGACAAGGCATCGGGCAAGGTCGATAAGTTCGGCCGTAACCTGGGCGCCCAATCCAAGAAGTTCGATGCCCTCAAGACTGCCGGCGTCGCGGCCCTAACGGCGGCCGCGGTTGCCGGCGGTGTGTTCGTTGCGAAGTCGATCACTGCCGCGTCGGACCTCTCCGAGACGCTCAACAAGAGCTCAGTGATCTTCGGTGACAACGCCGCCGCCATGGAGAAGTGGGGAGATAAGGCCGCTACCAGTGTGGGTCTGTCCAAGGAGGCAGCGCTGGGAGCTGCCGCGACTTTTGGCGACATGTTCTCGCAGCTCGGCATGGGCAGCGAGGAGGCCGCGAAGACGTCCCAGGAAGTGGTGCAGCTCGGCGCTGACCTGGGTAGTTTCCACAACCTCGAGACTGCTGACGTCCTGGACCGCATCTCTGCCGCTACCCGCGGTGAGTACGACTCGCTGCAGGCTCTGATCCCAAACATCAACGCGGCTCGCGTGGAGCAAGAAGCGCTCGCGATGACGGGCAAGGACACCGCAGACGCGCTGACTCAGCAGGAGAAGGTCTCGGCGACTCTCGCTCTGATCCACAAGGACGGTGCGTCTGCTGCCGGTGACTTCGCGGAGACCTCGGGTGGGCTAGCCAATCAGCAGAAGATCCTCGGCGCATCGGTCACCGACCTGCAAGCCAAGCTCGGCACGCGCCTTGTGCCCGTCCTCGCCACCGTCGTGAAGTGGTTCACGTCCAAAGTGCTACCCGCGATCGGGAAGTTCTCAGACTTCATCGACCAGAAGATCGTGCCCGCCGTCACCGTGTTCTGGGACGCCCTCACAGGTAAGTCTGAGATCGGTGAGTTCGACGGCATCATGGGACGGATCAACGACGCGGGCGCAGTGCTCTTTGATTGGGCACAGCGCGCCGGCTCATACTTCACCGGCACCCTCGTCCCCGCTTTCCAGGACCTCGGCGGTTGGATAGTCCGCAACCGCGACTGGCTCACCGCGCTCGCGGTAGGCATTGGTGCAGGTGTCGTCGCGTGGAAGCTCTTCACGGGCGCGATCGCGGCGTGGCAGATGGCGACGAAGGCCGCAGCTGCGGTGCAACTCGCGTTCAACGCGGTGATGTCGGCGAACCCAATAGGTCTGATCATCACGGCGATCGCGGCCCTGGTGGCTGGGTTGGTGTGGTTCTTCACCAAGACCGAACTGGGTCAGAAGATCTGGGCTGGATTCACGGACTTCCTCAGCGTGGCTTGGGAGAAGATCAAGGGTTTCTTCCAGTCCGGATGGGAGTCGGTGAGCGCCTGGCTCGGCAAGGTCCTCGACTTCGTCAAGAAGGTGTGGTCGTTCTCCCCGATCGGCCTGATCACCTCGAACTGGAGCAAGATCACCGCGTACATTTCCGGGGTCAAGGACAAGGTGGTGGGGTTCTTCCAAACAGCGTGGAACTTCATTAAGAAGGCGTGGTCCTACTCTCCGATCGGGCTGATCACTTCGAACTGGAGCAAAATCACGGGGTTCCTTGGGGCCATCCCCGGCAAGGTGGTCGGCTTCTTCTCGAACATCGGTGTGAAGATCGGGAACAAGTTCTCCTCGGTCAAGTCGACCGTGAAGGGCTACATCGACTCTGTGCTCGACTGGTTCAGGGGCATACCCGGCAAGATCGGCGGCTTCTTCTCGTCTGTCGGCTCGAAGATCACGAGCCCGTTTAAGACGGCCTTCAATAGTGTGGCGCGCTTCTGGAACAACTCCGTGGGCAAGGTCAGCTTCAGTGTTCCCAACTGGGTGCCGGGCATGGGTGGCAAGTCCTTCGGGATCCCCAAGATCCCGCTGCTCGCGAAGGGTGGCATTCTCACCGGCCCGACCCTGTTCGTGGGTGGTGAGGGCGGCGAGACAGAGGTGGTCCAGCCGCTATCGAAGCTCAGCCAGTTCATGCGCGACTTCGTGCCACGCGACGAGGGGCCGGCAGGTAGCGGTGGCGGCGACACGTACTTCGACCTATCGGGTGCAACCTTCGAGGTCCGCGACGACGACGGCTCACTGATGGGCACAATGCGTGCTGTCGCCGGCCAGGTCGTGAAGGCCAACCGGTCCATGGCCACTGCCGGACGGAGGGGCCGCTGATGGCCATCGCAATCACCACGTCGCTCATCAGCGCCGCAACAAGCACGCCCGCACCCGTGCAGATAGTCGTCACCGGCATGGCCAACGGCGACGACTACACCGTGCAGGGCTCTTACGGCAATCACCGGTGGCCGGTGCCCGGCGGCATCAACGTGTCTGACGGCAACCAGTTGGTACTCGCTGACAACCGCGCCCCCTTCAACGGTGAGCTCGTGTACACCGTCACCGTCGATGGTGTCGTCTACGAAGCGGCCCCGATCACGATCGTGTTCGCCGCCACGACTGTCTTGCAATCACTCGACGGTCAGATTTTGGCGGTGGTCGAGGTCACGGATCCCACAGATCCCCGCGAGCCCGAACTCCGCACGACCTCGTTCACCATCTCGGGGCGCTCAGATCCCGTGGTCCGTATCGACGTGCCGCTGACCCCTCGGATGCAACTTGAGGTAGAAGCCTCCGGCGTGCACTCGGACTCGATGAAGGCGCTCGCGGCAACCGGGCGACCGATGGTGCGCCGCAACACGGTCGGCCTGCGCGACATCCCGCCCGTCGAACTACTCATCTCCTACTCCCACAAGAGCCGCCTCATCGGCGCCGTCGGCACCCTGCGCGTGTTCACCATGGGCGTCCAGGTCATCGGCGACCCAGAGCCAGGCACCGCGCTCGCGCTCTTCGACTGGGAGGACTTCGACGACGTGTACGCGCTCTTCGACTGGGAGGACTTTGACGCAGCCTGGTCGGGCTCCGAGTGGGACGTCTTCGACAGACAAGACTGGGGAGCGTAGACCGTGCGTGACGGTGCGCCCAGCGCACTGTACGAGGGCGTGCTGCAGTGGAGTGCGAAGGTGTCGTCGTGGCGCGGCAGTGAACTCCTTGCCGACGATGTTCCCCTGACGGCGGGCAAGTACTCAGACGATGAGTCACAGTCGGTGCCCGACCAGGTTGAGCTCACGGTCCCTCGATGGGATCGCGGCTTCGACTGGAAGCCCGGCACCAATCCGGAGCACCCTCTCGCGGCACACGGCCAAGAGCTGGTGGTGAGCATCGTCGTCACGTCAGTAGTGACCGGCGACGAGTACCTCACGCGCATGGGTCGTTTTCAAATTCAGGACTGGTCGGAGGACACGCCGGGGGAGATCAAACTGTCAACCCTCGGCACGTTCAAGGTGATAGCAGACGACCAAATCCCCTCGCCCTTGGCGCCGCGCCCCACCGGCACCTTCATCTCCGAGATCCGCCGCCTCCTGCCCGCCGGCATGGGCGTCGAGGTGTCCGATGCGATCGTCGACCGCACGGTCCCGCAAACGTTGGAGTTCACCGACGACCGCCTCAAAGCAGTCCGTGACCTCGTCGACGGGATCCCGGCGCGCATCTTCGCTGACGGCTATGGCCAACTCCAAGTTGAACCACCGCTCGAACCCGTCCCCGTACCCATCCTGACCTACCGCGACGGCGAGCGAGGCACCGTCGTCACCGTCCCCTCCCAAGGGTCCCGCGACGGCATCTTCAACCGGGTCATCGTGCGCGCCACAGACACCGACGGCATCGGCCAGAACCCAGTCCTCGCAATCGTCGACAAAACCACGGGCCCGTTTACAGTTGACCCCGAGGGCTACCGCGTGAAGTCACGCATCTGGTCATCCCCCTTCGTGGTGAACACCACCCAGGCGCTCGCGGCGGGGGAGAAGATCCTCGATCAGTCGTTGCGTCCGGCGCGGGTGGTGCGGGTCGAGATGGCCCCCGATCCTCGCGCGCAGATTGGCGATCCGGTCGAGGTGTTTTTCGATGGTGGGCGGGAGGTGGGCTACGTGATTGCGACGCAGCACCCGCTGACTACAAACGATGGTTCGTCGTTCCTGGATGTGGGGATCCTGTGACCGACCCTATTGAGTTTGCCCGTGCAGGCGTTCTGGAGCCGCGCGGACTGATGCCTGGCGACGATCCGGCCTTTCTCGCAGTCGGTGTGCTGGTGTCGATCGATACCGACAGCAACCGTGTCGTGGTGGCCGTCAACGGCTCATCTGGTACGCGCATGCCGTTTATCGACGGCGTGTACACCATTGGGAAGACGGTGTACGTGATGCGCAACCCGTTCGATGGCGGCCGTTCGGTGATGTGTTTGGGGCCGACTCGGTCGGCACCGATGCGGGTGGTCGGCAAGATTACCGCGGTCGACGCAAGTAACAACCGAGCCACCGTCACGGTAGTAGGCAGCAGCTTTGTGCTGCCGTACATCCCGTTGACCACGTTCGCCGTTGATGACGAGGTGTTCGTGTTGCGTGAGCCCCAGTTCGGTGGCCAGCCGACCTTAATCCTGGGGCCGTGCACGGTCCCGCAGGCACCGCCAGCCCCCGAGCCGCCGCCGCCTGCGCCCGAGCCGGACCCTGAGGACGATGAGCCAACACCGCCACCACCGCCTCCGCCACCACCAGAGTTCGAGACGGTCAGCACCACGATTCTGCCGTCGTACAGCGGTACGTATCGCGTCGACCGTGGCGCGTGGGACCGCTGGAACACCGGTCGCTATGGCGGTCGCTCCACCCTGTATCAGGGCACGAGTACCCCGTGGTCGTCGGAGGGTCCGTTTAAGGGTCTCGCGTGCTACGGCAACCAGGTGAGGAACTTGGGCGCGACGTCGATCGGATCGATCCAGGTGCGTCTGCGTGGTGCGGCACTGTCGCTAGCGTCGTACCCGTCGATCACGGTCCAAGGCTCACCGCACGGCTCACGTCCAGGTGGTTCTCCGTCGAGCTCTGGTGACACCGCGACTGGCTCTCCGGGTAAGTCTGGTGCTGTCTGGGTGTCGCTCCCGGCATCGGTTCGCTCAGCGTTCCTGTCCGGCTCCGTCAAGGGCCTGGTGCTCACCGGCTCTGGCTACAACGCCGTGCGTGGCACCTCAGCCGCTGACGGCATGGCTCTCAAGATCACCTACACCCGTCCCGCCTAAACCACCTCGAGGAGCAATCATGGCAAACAACCTGCGCGGCCACGTCGTCCCACCGCCCACCGGCCAGGCCCCAAGTCGACAAACATTCCTCGACATGATGATGTCTGTCAACGACATCGTGCACGTCGACGATGACACGGCCCGTCAGGCGCTTGTCGACGGCCTCGTCGCTGCTGGGTACACCATCAATGCCGATAACCCGCTTTACGTCCACAACAAAGCGCAGGCTGACGGCAAGCAACTCCAGTCCACGGTAGACGGGTCGACATGGAACACTTACGTCGCCGGAAGTGACACGGGCTGGGTTGCGCGATCAATCGGTACGGCTGGATGGACATCAAACAACCAGGTTCGAGTGGTCAATCGCATCTTGGCAACGATATACATTAGCGTGAAAACGGGGGGCGCCGGCTACGCGGGCGGCACGCTCGTTGAGGCGATGACCGCAACCGTCCAGGTGGGCCACGCCTGCCCCGATGACATTTGGTTTCTGTGCGCACAGGGAAGCCAAACATACCGGGCGCGCGTGTTCCAGTCCGGCTCCGTCAACATCTACGGAATCCCCGCACTGCCAGCGGCGACGACCATTTCTGGCACCGTCACATACCCCGTGGGTTAACCACGACCACCAGCCCCGGCGTGAACGTTGGGGCCATCTCCTACACGGTGTGAGCAATTTAACGTCCCCTGCCGCCCTACATTCTTGCCCTACCCCCCAGTCCCCGATGCCGAGGAGGCCCTGCACGATGGATATCAATCTCGCCGCCGTCGTCGTCACCGCCATTGTGACACTCGTGACAGCGCTCACCGGATCGTGGGCGGTGGCGAAATCATCGACCCGCAACACGCAACTGGCGGAGCGCGAGTCAGACCGGGCGCGCATCAAGGCGCTTGAGGACCGGGACGCCGAGTGGTCACGTCGGTGCGATGTGCTATGGGCCGCACGTGAGGCCGATGCTCGGATCAAACGCGAGCAGGGCGACCACATCGACGTTTTGGAGCACCACATCTGGCAGCAGATACCACCGCCCCCACCGCCACGACCCACCGGCGTCTAACCCCACCACACCACCCCGCCCGCACACGTGGCCGGGTCTACACGCACGCCCTGGAGGAATCATGCTGCTGATCACCGTAGCCCCGAACAAGCAGCTCAGTGTTCCCACGGGCCTGGCGTACAACCGTGCCGTTGCCGCTGGTGCACCCCCGCACATCACGAGTGCGTGGCGCGACCCCGTGTATCAGGCGTACTTGCGTGCTCAGTATCTCGCTGGCGTTCCTGGTTTCAACTTCGCCCTCGCGCCCGATGAGTCCAAGCACTGCCTCGGACTCGCGATCGACGTGCCCGGCAAGATCGGCGACACCTCCACCGCGAAGGGCTGGTTCGCCGCACACGGTGAGAAGTTCGGCTTCTTTCCAGTGGCCAACGAGGACTGGCACTTCGAGTACCGAGAGAACCAAGACCCTAGCAAGCCCAATCCCAAGGAGGATGAAATGCCCGGACGTAACTGGTTCGGTCGAACCGTAGACCAGCCCCTGGTGGCTGGCAAGTGGACGACCGTGAAGATCAATGACAAGGGCGACATCTCTGTTGCCATCGGGAACAAGGCCGTGACCGCTAACGTGTGGGTTGACGTTCGCGATATGCCCATCGGCGCGCAGGTCCAGATGCGCTTCTACATCGTGGACGTGAAGTCCGGCAAGACGAAGCGCGTCAACACACTCCAGCGCACGCTCACTGAGTACATCGGCACCGCGGGTTCGACGTTCCTGCGGGGCGGTGTCATCACCGGACTCAAGCCCACCGAGCGCCTGCGTGCTGAGGTGTGGGTCGAGACGGCCGCCGCCAAGGCCACCATCATCAACGCCGGGGCTGACGCCCTGACGTGGAACTAGGAGCAACCATGAAGAAGGAACTCTCAGACGGCGTGATCGCACGCCTTCGCACCGTTGTACCGATCCTGTGGGCCTCGCTCGTGGCGTGGATCATCACCGTCGTGGCCGTGCCCGACGCAGTGGTGGACTACTTGAGCCACCCCATCACCGTGGCGTTCGTCGTCGCGGGCGCAACCGCGCTGTGGCACCGAGCGTGGCAGTGGGTCTCACCTCGAGTCCCCGACTGGGCGGTGCGCGTGTTCATGGGTTCAGCCAAGATGCCCACCTACGCACCAGTCCCATTGCTCACCACCAGCCAGGGCGAGAGCACCGTGTCCGATGAAGGCGATGGTGTCACTGACCCCGCTGAACTCGTCGCGGAGCCAACCCCCGCCCCATAGACGCGCGCCACCTCCACGCCCGACGAACGCCCCCGCTCGCTGACTTCGGTCGGTGAGTGGGGGCGTTTTTGTCGTTGCTACGGTGCGGGCGGCGCGTAGACAATCTCCACGTTGACGGCTTCGGTCACACGTCCAGAAATCGCACGGATCCCCCCGGCGGTTACCGGCAATTCTGGGTGGTGTGCGCGCAGGTGTGCGTCGGAACGGTAGCTCTGCCCCGCCTGATCGCCTTCACGGGTTGAGTGGGCGGGGCTTTTGTCGTGCCCGGACACTACCCGTTGAGGTGCAGCACGGCGCCAGCGTAGGCCGCGCCCCGCACGAACGCCGCTGAAGCGCGCTGGCCGGCGCTTGGAGGATTGTCCCCGCGCAGTGCACGATCCATCTCAAGCGACGCGCCAACGATGGCCGCGCCGACGACGTCGTCGAGGTGTAGGACGATGGTGGTCTCTTCGATGGTGGGCATGGTCTCTACGCGATTCTGCGTTCGCTGAGCGCCACGACGGCGGCGCGTTTGGCATGGTCGGGGGGCAGTGTGTATCGCTGGGTGGTGGCCACGGATGCATGGCCGAGTAGTTGCTGGATGGTGAGCAGGTCGGTGCCGATGCCTAGGAGGTCGGTCGCGAAGGAGTGGCGCAGCTTGTGCAGAGTCCAGTCGCCGGGCAGCGCTCGGGCGGCGAGTTTGCCGACGTACTCGCCGGACAGGTGGCCGTCGCGGTCGCCGGGGAAAGCGAAGCCCCGCCCCGTCAGGCAGGCCCCGCGGATCTCGCGCGCCAGCGAGTCGTTCAGTGGCACGATGCGTTGCTTGCCGCCCTTGCCGTGGACGTTGAGGGAGTAGCCGGCGAGGTCGGGGATGATGTCGCGTTCGTGGATCTTGGAGATCTCGGTGCGGCGTAGTCCGGCCTCAGCTGCGGTGCGCAGGATCAGTATGGTGCGCGCGTCGGACGCGGCGAGCGCCTCGAGGTAGATGCCGTAGGGCACTGGTCGCGGGTGGGGCTCGGATGCTTTGACGCGGGGCAGTGCTTCCGCGGGTGACGCGGTGACGTGTCCGGCGAGGATGCCCCACCGGTAGAACGCGAGCAGGCTGTTGCGGACACTGCGTCGTGTCTCGGCGGCCCACTCCTGTTGCCCAGTCCAGGAGATCAGGTCGTTGGTGGTGATCTCCCACGGGTCGTCGACACCGGACACGCGCGCGAGGCGTGACAAATGATCCAGGCGCGTGCGGATCGTCGTCGAGGGGTGACCGGCAGCGCGAAGGTGCGTGGTCCAGTTGGCCAACGTTGCCCCCCACGCCCCAGGAACGGGGCGAGCCATAGGCAGAATGTAAACCCGTGCCAGGCGGTTCAC